AATGATACAAATAAATCTATTGATTTATTACAATTAACAAAATTAAAAAAAACTGTCTATGAAACTATTAAAAAAGATATACCTGACACAACAACTGAAATGATAGATCAAGTTTTTAATAGATTATTTAATAATAAATATAGATATAATAAATCATTATCTTTTGATAATGGTGCAAATAGTTTCCGAGAACTAGAAAATTTATATCCTGATATTAAAATACCATCTAAATATAAATCATTACTTGCACATTTTAATAAATTAAAACATTTACCGCAACCAGCTCAAAGGTCCATTGAATGGTATAATTATAGATATAATAGAATAACAGCTTCAGATATGGCTGCTGCAATTGATATGAATCCATATGAACCAGTTGAATCTTTTATTTTGAAAAAGTGCGATCCAAATTTTCCATTTCAAGATAATGCTACAGTATTTCATGGTAAAAAATATGAACCTACTGCAACAATGATTTATGAACATATATATAATACTAGAGTATATGAGTTTGGTGCATTACCATCAGAAACTTATAATTTCTTAGGTGCATCACCTGATGGCATTTGTTCTCAATATACTTTAGATAATATATTTTCACCTAGATTAGGACGAATGTTAGAAATTAAATGTCCTGTCACTAGAGATATTTATATTAAAGGGAAAATATGTGGTCAAATTTGTCCTTTTTATTATTATTGTCAAGTGCAACAACAATTAATATGTTGTGATTTGGAAGCATGTGATTTTTGGCAATGTAAAATAACTGAATATAAAACAAAACAAGAATATCTTGCAGACACACGCGATACTAGTAAAAATTATGAAAATGATACTGGAACACTTATTGAAATAGATAATAGATTAAAAAAAGGAATTATATTAGAATTTTATCCAAAACAATTTACACCAGAATTTGAAGGTGATAATCCTGAATGGAAATCAAAATATATAATTCCTAAACGATTAGATATGGATGAAACTCAATATGAAGCATGGGTTTTAGAATCATTAGATACTTTTAAAGACACATATCTTGATATTAATAAAGATTATTATTTTTATCGTATTATTTATTGGAAATTAGATGTATCACATAATGTAACAATTAAACGTGATGATATATTTTTTAATAGAATATTACCACTTTTAAAAGATTCATGGGATAAAATAGTATATTATAGAAAAAATCAAGATAAATTACCTGAATTGCAAACTGTAGCTAATAAAAGAAAAAAATATATTAAAATGATGCCATTATATACAATTCATAATGATATTATTATTAAAAATAAACATAAAATATTATCAGAAGATTTTGACCACACACAATTAATTCAACCTATTAAAAAAGAAAATACTTTTTATAAAAAAAAGTTTAATACTATAGTAAAAGAATCAGATGATGATATTGTAGATAATAATTGTGATTTTATAGATGATACATCTTCATCTACAGAAGCACAACATGTAAAGGTTGATAAAAAACCTAGTAAAACTATAAAACATACAACATTTACTACAACTAAACAAGTTAAAAAATTAGTTATTACAACTGATATTAGCAATAATAATGATAGTAATGATAATTGTGATTTTATAGATTAAAATTAATTTAATAAATATAATTATATTTATTAAATAATTTAGCTTAATTTATTTATAAATTTATTTCTTAGATGATTTCTTGGAACGCTTCTTTTTGGATGCTTTCTTAGATCGCTTCTTAGCACCGCCCGACATGGATCCTTTCTTGGAACCCTTCTTAGAACGCTTCTTTGAACTTTTCTTAGATGCTTTCTTGGAGCGCTTCTTGGCACCTCCAGACATAGATCCTTTCTTAGATCCTTTCTTGGATCGCTTCTTTGAACCCTTTTTCGAAGCTTTCTTGGAACTTTTCTTGGACCGCTTCTTAGCACCACCAGACATGGAACTCTTTTTAGAAGCTTTCTTGGAACGTTTTTTAGATCCCTTCTTGGAACCTTTCTTGGAACCCTTTTTAGATGAACGCTTCTTAGCACCACCAGACATGGAACTCTTCTTGGAACTCTTTTTAGAACGCTTTTTAGAACCCTTCTTGGAACTCTTCTTGGATGAGCGTTTTTTGGCACCACCGGACATAGAACCTTTCTTGGAACTCTTCTTTGATCGTTTCTTAGACCCAGTCTTTTTTGTGCGCTTCTTAGCACCACCTTTGGTTTCACCAACACCTTTAGATTCCTCAGGTGGAGACACTGGTTTTTCATTATTGCTTGGTTCTACATCGTCTAGTGTTTTATTCTTTTTCCCACGGGGCTTACGCCGTTTGGCACCACCTGTCATTTCTAATGATTTTACATCTGGGGTTTTTTCTCCAAAATGAGACATTTATATATATTATAATCTATATATTATTTTTTAATTTTTTAAAATTAAATATTTTTTATTTGAATTTTGATTTCCTGAAGTATTTGAAAACTCATGTTTATGCGCTGCTCTTGGTTTATTAGAAGGTGTATGTTTATATTTCATTTGTTTTCCTTGCTTCTTTTTTTCAGAACCTGCTAATAAAGATGCTCTGATAGGATCAACTGGAATACCATGACATTTATATGTAAAATCCATAAAAGGTGATTCATCAACTACTGTAATATCTTTATTATTTAAATACGTATTTCTTAAATTAAAAAATTTACCAATTAAAATATTAAATAAATTAGTATTTTTTTTATTACGATTAATAAATGCATAATAATATTCAAAATATAAATACATCATAACTAAATTATATGTTCCAAAATATATTTTCTTTTTTTCTGAATAATTATGAACAATACATCTACCATTATTACTATATAATATTAAAATTAAATTATTATTATGATAAAATTCTATACGTCTATCCATAAAAGTGAAAAAAGGAACAAATTCTTTTACAGTAATTTTTTTACCATATTTTTTCACTAATAATGCATGAATATTTTTACCATCTTTTTCAATATCAGTTGTAATTAATTCATAATAAGGAATATTATTTAATACAAAATTTTCTCCTACTTTTTTTGCATAATAATTATATGCATATAATCCAACCATTATTAAATTACTATCTTGCACAACTTGTTTTCTTATAAATGTTAGAATATTTTCATATTCTTCATGTTGTGTTTTAGTTCTATTACCTGTTATATCTTGAAAATTAATTACTTGTTTTATATTACTTTGATCAATAGGATAATGTTTTAATAATAATTGAGTTCTTTTTATTGTTTTACCTATTCTCCAATATGATGTCATTGGATCTGTTAAAATCCTATATGTATCAACAATCATAAAATGTGGATGAGCACATTTTATTCCATTTACTACAATAATAGGCATGTTATTATAAATATGTGCAGGCATATAAGTAATATCACTATAATTTAAGAAATTTACAAAAATTTTAAATGTTTCAGGATGCATGCCTTCTTTTCCTTCAATAAATTTATATTTTTTTTTATATAATTCATCAGTTAATTCTATTAAATCTGCAACAGGTGTAGGTGAATAAAATTCAATATCCGCAATATCAGGCCAATTAAAATAAGCACCATTCATTTCTGAATAAATTGCATCAGTTTTATTTTTATGTATAATTAATAAATTTTGTGCAAAACCACCATAAACAACTCTTTTATTTGTTTTTATATAATTAATAATAAAACTATATACTTCTCCCATTTCTTTTAACGTTGGTTCATATAATGTTTTATATTGTTTTGCAGCACCGTCTATGATTGTATCTATATTTTTGTCTATTTTTTCAATATCATTATAACGATACATTTATATATAATATTTTAGAAATTATATATTAAATATCCAAATATAATTCCTCTTCTATTTTATTAGTTTTATCTGATTTTTTATTATTTATAAATGAATTTTCATAACTATTTGTTATAAAATGTTCATCATATATATTATTATCTTTATTATTTTTTATCTCATTATAATAATTACTCCAATCTAATTTATCTTTTAAAAATAAATTATTCATTATCTTATATTTATTAACAAATAACTCTGGTATTATAAATAAATCATCTGTTTCTTTTGCTAATTTAAATTGATTAAATAATTTTAAATCAACTTCAAATACTTGTTTTATTTCAGTTATTTTATTTTGTTGCACTTTTAATAAATTCATATTATGAATTAAATCATGTTTTTCTTTTTCAATTTCATTAATACGTATTTCATTTTCTAATTTCATTTCTCGCGTTATAGATATGATTTCAACTGGCATTTCAACTGGCATTTCAACTGGCATTTCTAATTCTTTTATAGATAGATTTTTATCAAGTGTAATAACTCTAGTTTTAGTTTTATAACAACTATTATTTATAAAACTGTGAATAAGCGCTGAATCTTTTATAAAATTATTTTGTAAGCATGATAATATAAAAGTTTTAGCTGTATTATAATTATTATATGTTCCAATTATTTTATTATTATATTCTATAAGATACAAATTCATTTATTAATAATCATTATAAAAAATATCTTTAAATAATGATTATTAATATGCGTATAACTTGAAGAAAGGTATGAAATTATAAAGAAACCCATCTACAAAAATTAAAAATTTATAAAGTATTATTAATTATTTTTCCATTTATAATTTCTAAATCATCTTTTCTAGTAGATGTAAACTCTGTATAATCAATGTTAAAACATATATTATGTATACGATCACCAAAATTTGCTATAATATTTTGTTCATCTATAATTCTATAATTTCCTTTTCCAAAAGCATTCATCTTAAAATTATCTAAAAATGTTATATGTGACTTTTCCCATGTGTATGATTTATTTGCTAAATTAAAATAAATTGGTATAACTTTGTGTTTCCAATAATGCTTAAATAACAATATATCACCATCAAGAATCTCATCACCTATATCATGATTTATTCTTCTTTCTTCATATAATTTAATATTACATTCATAATAATTATCTTTTATAATATCATATAATTGTTTGCAAAAATAATGATAATATTTATCTAATATATTTGGATCAGTATTATATGCTTTATATAAAGCTATTTTTATAATTTTATTTTTAGGTGATGCGCCTAAAATACCTTGGAATATTGTGCCAGGGTGACAAGATGAATTTACAGATATAAAATTATAATTTTTTACTATAGTATCTATATTGGCATATAACATAGCATCAGAATCCATAAAAAATCCTCCATTAATATATATATAATAATATCTAAATAAATCTGCCTTATGAGCACCTTTTTTAAAAGAATTATATTTTTGTATTATATCTGGTAAATCATCAATTGGATTATTAATAAAAAATTGAATTACATCTGCATCATTATAAAACTCATATTTCCATTCAGGTGTTAACATACTCATAATCATATTAAACACATATGTATCTATATTTGTTTTGTTTGTTTGGAATAATACTTTTGGAATATTTGGCAGTCTAATAGTATTTTCTTTTATAGCATTTAAAA